GTACATGCAAGGCCTGCAGCCTTCCTGCACAAATAAGCGAATATCAATCATTGATCGTCAGTCCTGCTTCGTAACCCGCAACGTACGCTGCATGGATCCATTTGTACATAGCCTCCTTGAGTGTTTTTTCGTCTTTGGTTTCGCAGTCCGTATAAAACCACTCACTGCGGAAGGAGAAGTTGAAGAGTTCGTGGAACCACTCGGCGAATTCTTCCTCGGCGGTGTTGCTCCACTCCCAGTCATTGGTAGGGTGGCGGGGTGCTGTCATTTTGCTCTCATGCAGGCAATCACTGCGTCCCTCGCGCTTCTGCCTTTGGCATGAAGCATGGGCCACCCACTACTCATAAACCTCCAGGAGTGCTGTCCGTTCATTTGAGGAGAGTGCATCTGGAATTGGTTGAGCAAGAATTCTAGGATCTCAGCGTCTGTTGGTTCAGTCATAGATTTTAGGTTGCTGCGGGTCTTGATACCATACCCTTATGAAGCATAGATGCGGTTCTGTTTTATGATCCATCTGCGCCATCCAGTGCACTCCGTTCTCGTCAATCGCATCGAGGTAGTGGATTCTGGTTTTAGGGTCTATGGTCCTTTTGAACCAAACGAATTTTGCTGTTCTTGCCATCTCATCCTCCGATGTCACCATCAATTACAACAGGTTCTACTGCACCATAGACAACCTCCAAACTCATATCCGCCATGATGTCAACAACAACTTCCATAGTCTGTTTTCGAGTCTCCGTGGTAAACCCGCCACCGTTTAGACCCCAGTTTTTGAATTGCAGGCTGTGATTGAGGGTATCTACAATGACCATTAGGTCAGCAGCAGTTAGTTTGCTCATTGTTACTCTAGTGGAATTGGACTACAAGTAGAAACGCTGTGAAAAGCATCCACGCCAAGCACATAATCCCGGTGTGGCGAGAATCGTGCCTAGTATGCATAGCCAGCCAGACATTCATAACAATCACCGATAACTGAAGAGAACTCACGGCGTCAGAAACTCCAACTCAACAAGGGCATCGTAGTTCTTACAAAACGCGTCCCATCGCTTCGGGTTGCCTGCGGGCGTCTCGCCGTACTTATCGATGTAAGCCTTACACTCGGGAGTGAGACCGTACACAATGCAGTTATCCTCGTAAACCTCGGATACCTTGCGTACGGCGAGGACGAGTTCGTTGGGCACGTCCTGGCCGGAGTTGATGACCTGAGGCAGCAACTCTGCGAGAAAGTTGTGGAGCTCCGCGACTTCCGCGCGGGTGAGCTCCAGTTGTAGATACTCCTCCCTCGTCACTTCAGCAGCTCCTGGTACTTGGTGATGAAGGCTTTGATCTGAGGATCCTTAGCCACGAGCTTAACGAAAGCGCCCTGGAGGTTGTTCGCCTTAATCGAGATCATAGCGTCTCCCATGAACAGGCCGACGTAATCCTCCGTGGTGCCACCGATCAGCCACTTAGCAGCGTTGAAGAACGCCTGGGCGGACTTGGCTCGGGAAACCAGAGAGCCGCAGACGGCGTACATCAGCGAGGGTTCCTTAGGAACCTCCACACTCCCACCCGCGAGGATGGCGTCGACGTCCGGAAGGCGCGAGTAGATGCTCTGGTAGGCGTAGAACTCGGCGGCTGTACCCTCACCAACCGCGGAGTCGATGCTGATGCCGATATCGAGCAGGGAGTCCGCGAACTCCCAACTGCGAGGGGAGGGCCATGCCGTGGCATTCTTGTTGAAGTTGAACAGCAACTCGGGCCTGAAGTTGATGAAGGAGATGATCTGCTCGTTAACCCCGCTCTTAATGGCGTACTCCTTCCACGAGGAGATGTCCACTTCCACATTGAAGTGGATGAAACGGTTGGCCACGGGGGCCGGCATCTGAGACACAGCCGCGCGGTCCTCGGTACGGTTCCCCGCCGCCACAATAAACCACTCATCGGGGACCTTGTAATCACCGATCTGGCGATCGAGGATGAGTTGCTGAGCAATGCCCATCATCACCGGGGAGGCCATGTTGAACTCGTCGACGAAGAGGATGCCCTTGCCCTCGCGGGGCAGGAAGGAGGGAGGGGCGAACTTTGCCAGACCATCCTCAACGTAGGGGAGACCACGGATGTCCGTGGGGGCGAGTTGGGAGATGCGAAGGTCGATGAGCTCGAGGTCGTGGTCCTTGGCCACCTTACTCACGATGGAGGACTTGCCGATACCCGGAGCGCCCCACAGGAAGGTGGAGTGCTTGACACCCTTCGAGATAACCTTCGAGAGGGAGGAGTATACTTCGGAGATCGTTGCCATGTTCGCTGGGGACCTGATGATCGGATATTCTCCGAATATCATACCAGAGACAGGGGGCCTTGTGGGGCCCCCGTGTGACAGTTCCTAGGGTGGCCTCGGGGCTTGCGCCCCTCGGAACAAGACCACCTCGTGGTACGGAGTTACCGGATCTCGACGGATCTGGGCTTCTGCTCCTCCGGCACGAGCTTCTCCAGCTCCACGGTAAGGAGGCCGTCGGTGAAGGTGGCGTTTCTCACTTCCACATCCTTGCCAACGTAGAACTTTGTAGAGAAGTCCCGCCTTGCCATGCCGCGGTGGATGTACGAGCGCTCCTCCTTTCTCTCAGAGTTGGTCTTACTTGAGACTAGGAGATGACCGCTACTCAGCAGCGTGACATCCAGGGAGTCTTTGTCGTATCCCGCCAGCGCGAACTCCATGAAGTAGGTGTAGGGACTACCATCTAGCATCTGGTACACGTTATGCTTGGGGAACGATGTCTGCTGCTGCTGCTGCGAGGGGTAGGCCATGCCCATAGCCAGGTCGAGTAGATCCCTCTCGTGCTTCATGGAAGCCTCCGAGTTGAATCGCTTGTAGGATCGTGGAGCTGCGAAGAAAATGTCGATCATTGGATTACCTTGAATAAGCGTAATAGGTAGGAGGGTCCGAGTAGGCGCCCTCCCTATCTATATTATAATCCAAGGCGCAGCTGAATGGAGTTCGGGGGTTCCCACCTTTTAGGTAGTAATCTCCCACTCCGGACCTCCTCCGAGAAGATTTTTCTCATCTCGTGGTGCGGAAGTCCGCAATGGTCAGCTGCTCGTGGTACATTCCATCTCGCGGAGTAGAGCATCTCCAGCGAGACGAGAAGTCGGTCTCGGTCCGAACTCACTCTATAACTACTCCCCAGCCGTTGCCAGGAGCGTAGTTACCGTTCCCCGCCACCATCCACCTCCTATTGAAGTCTTTGTACCCGTACCTCATCCCTGATCCGTTGGTCGAGCCGTAGTACCCGCCATTCACCAGATCCAGCTCACCGTAGGGGTCGTGGACTATGTACGTTCTGAAGCTGTCGTCGTAGCCGATAATGCACACCCAGTGCCCTCCGCCACGCGGCGCGGACACATGCCCGTGGTGGAGTATACCCACGGGTACCGGAATGTTCTTGTCGATCTGCGCCTTGATGTCCTTCTCGCTCAGGTTCTGGCGGAAAGTTGCCTTGATTCCGAGATCCCTGAGAGCGGCGATCTGCGCCGATGAGTCGGTGGAATCACCGTGCCTGAAGACGTAGTTCTTCATGTAGTAATCGTCCTCCTGCTCGGAGACGCGGATGGCGTTGGGTTTCACGTAGTCCGCCGCCATAGCGCACGAGCTGGAGAAGCACATGCGGTGAGCGTGGGTGGTAGCGCTGTCGCGCTGGGGGAAGTACTTGACGGTCAGGATACGGGAACCCGGAGCGCTCTCGTTGGGTCGAGCGGTGCCACTATGCGATACCTGCCAGTGAGGGTTGTAGATATACCACACACCAGCGCCATGGTCAAGCGTGACCTTGGAGTGGGAACCCTCGTCGACGATATCCAGTACGTTGTAACCCTTGCCCTTCTGCACCTCCTTCCTCTGGTTGTAGGAGAGTTGGTAGGATTGGATAGGCTCTTTCTTCAGAAGTGTGTTCTGGAGCGCGATGATCTGTATTTGTGCCATGGTTTTTTTGATTGCTCCTGACGACCACAGAGCGCCCTCGGCTACTCTGCGACGCTTCAGTCCGCTCTCGACGTTGGTGCCGGGATTGCAGTAGAGTAGTAACGCGGAGGGTACTAGATCCCACTCCTTGTTGCGAAGTCTTCGCGAGATGGTCTCAAACCCGTTGGATCCGTAGAAGTTCGCCCCTAGGTTGTAGGAGAAACTGAGCAGGGCACCCAACTGCTCCTCGGACATCTCCTGCGAGTGCGGGAGTTGAAGAAGTCGTGATAGGTGGGCCTGTAGGTGGTACTCCAGAAGCTCGTCGGCCTCGGCCTGAGTTATGATCTCCCCCAGTTTGAATGGCGAACCATCCTTTCTGGTGGTCGATCCCCACCCCACGGTGTAGGGTTTGCCCTTCGTGAGAGGGTCGGGGTACGCTTTCAGGTGGCATCCCTCAAACCTCTTGATGAGGTCTACGCCGGCCTTGGGTATCTTGTTCATTCCTCGTCGTCTCCGAACCCGGGTGGGTAGTTCTCGGCCTCGAACCTCACACCGAGGATCTCGTCGGTGCTGTCAATCTCCTCCACCTCGGGGTGCATGGGCGAGGACTTCATCAGTTCGCGGATCTTCTCCGGGATCATGTCCTTGCCAAGTTCCGCAAGGGGCTGATCTTTGGCCTCCTGGTTCTTGCTCGGGGGGAACTTACCGCTGGTCAGTGAGTTGAATCGCCCGAACATGAGCTTCTTCTGCTCCAGATCCAGTACTTTCTCCTGGCGCTCGAGTTCCCACTTCGTCAGCGAACCTCCCAGAAGAGCGAGCCAGGAGATTATGCCGAGCCCCCATGTGGAGAATACGAACACGTACAGGAAGACTGTGGTCATGGGGCAACTCCAGCTCCGTGAGCGTTACTACTTCTACTTTAAACCATGGGATCGAATCTGTCAACCCCTCCGGCTATACGGATTTTGCTCCGCGGCATCTCCACTTCTTCCGCGACAGGCACATCGGGGTGTTGCGGTCAGGCCCGGAGCAGTCCATGCCCTCCGACTTCATGTCACCGAGTGACCTCGCGCAGTACGAGTCGCCACGCTTCGTGCCAGGAGCGATCTTGTAACCACTAGCGCCGTAGCGTACCTTGCGGGTATTACCGGTCTTGCGGTCCTTGTAGGTGTGGGTGTACTTCTTACCATCGTCGGCGTACTTGATCTCGCCCTGAGTGACCGGGTCGCCCGTGGCCAGGGTGCGCCAGTACTCGTACTCGTTATCGGACATGTCCGCGTTGTCGTCGGGATCCATCTCCGCGTCGAGCATATCCGATTTGTCCTGGTCGCCGCGAAGGTGGGATTCCTTGGTGATCTTGGGGCCTACGGTCTCACCGTGGGAGCTGGCCAATGACCAACCTTCGGGGACTTTTGGTTCGGACATCGAACTCGCTTTTGCTTTGGTGATCTTCAGTCCGCCAATGTCGGACATTCTGCGTCCTAGCGAGGACTGCTCTTTTTCTTTGTTGTCCATAAGTCTATTCTATCAGATTTGCTGTAGTTTTATTATGGTATGCTTACCAGCGTTTCTACTTAGCCCCTCACTCTTCCCCACGACACGGAACTTGGCACCGGGAGGGAGCATGTGCTCCTTCTCCTGCTCGTAACCGCTGATAGGAGAGATGTTCTTCATCTTATCGCTCTCCACCTCGAAGACTACGTTCTGGTCGGAGTCGGGATCGCCTTTCAGAAACCGATCTATCACCGGCGCGCCACCACTGGTAAAACTAGAGAAGCCGGGGTCGTCGATCGTGTCACCCGGCTCCAGTGACTGGAGTTGTTTCATGAAGGGGCTGGCATCGCGACCGAGCCCGTCCTCCTTCCAGAGAGACCCACTCACGGCTCTGTGAAAGACCCCCGCCGGGGCGTTTGGGAGGGACTCGAGCGCGCTTGTCAGGTCGCTGATTGCCTTTCGTACTTGGGTCTCCGAGGGCGTCAGCTTGCTGCCGAGTTGCTGCCCAGCTGATTTCTCTATCTTCCCCGTTCTGAGAAGCGAGTTCATGTTCATGTCCCACTGAGTCGTGTAGGCACCGACCGACGAGAGTTGGTCCTCTGACAGCGCGGCGTACGGAGCGTACTTACGCTTCCTATTCTCCATGTCCTGCCTACTCTGCTCCGGGTCGGGATAGAAGGAGGCTCGACTGCCCTCCTTGAGCTTCTCCCTTACCGGTTCTAGGAACTTACTGTAGTGCTCCGCCTCCTGAGGAGTGAGCTTAGCGTCCCCACCAGAGCTGGTTTTGGGCTGACGCGGTTGCGCGTCACGCCCGCCTCTCTTAGCCACCTCCTCTGGACTGAGTTTTTTCGGCGGAGCGGGCTTCTGCCTCTGCAGTTTCCAGGTGTTACCGACCTTCACCACCGGCCGGCCACTCACATCGAACCAGCTAGTCGCCCCCTCCGGCTTCCCGTCCTTAAGCTTCACCGAGAACTCCGGGGGCTTAACTCCCCAGCCCTCGGGAACACTAATCGCGGTAGACATCTTCGCTTACACTCCAACCTGCGGGCACCGAGATCTCGGAGTAGGAGGACTCGTCGCAGTCGCACTCACCGTTATCCGAGGATTTAGGCACGCAGTTGGGAACCTTGCCCCCACCTTTGCCCTTCTTCATCCCCACCATCTCGTAGTCCTTCCAGCAGGGGTCGGAGTCCTCGCCAGCCTCGGTGGTAGCGCCCTTGATGGCTTTGTCTCTGGCCATCTTCCAGTCCTCCGAGTCCACATCCCCGTCCTTGTCGTGGTCCTTGCCCTCGCTCATATCCTCCGCCTTCTCGTCCTCGCCGGGGTGGGAGAGGTGCTGGGTCACGGCCGTCAGGTAGTCCTGGGCCTTGGTGATTTTGGCCTGGACCCACTCGGGCAGGTCGGTCATCTCTGACACCATACCGTCGATCTTCTTGGCCATTGCCACGATGGACCGGATGTCCCCCTGCGCCATCTGCCCTTCCTCGGGCTCGGCGTTATCCGAGGAGTCCTTGGACTTCCCGGCTTTGTCAAGGGCGATAGCGATGGCCTGCTTCTGCGGCTTGCCCGCCTTCATCTCCGTTTTGATGTTCTCGGAGATGGTATCCTGACTCGATCCTGATTTCAGTGGCATGGTGTTACTCTACGGGTTTGCCGGCGACTCTCCAACCCTCGGGCACCGAGAACGACTCCATCTCGGAGTTGTTGGAGGTTTCCTTGGACTTTGTCTGTTTGTTGCCCTTCAGGGTCTCGGCTTTGGCCTTACGTTTGCCCGCCTTAGCGTAGGCTATAGCGGCGGCCTGGGCCGGTGTGTACTCCTTACGAGCGGGATCTTTGTACGGCGGGTCGTACCCGCACCCGTCCTTGTTGAGGATGCAGCTGATATTGTCGCTGATAACCTTGTCGGACGAGCCCTCTCTGAGTGGCATGGGTGGTAAAGATCGGTGCTATTGAGACTTTAAACTCCTCGCTCCTGCTTGTGTATCCAGGTCTTCAGCCCCGCGACGTACTCGCGGAGCAACTGAGCCTGCTCGAGGTGCCAGGTGTCACCGGTCTTGAAGTACAGTGACGTGTGATTGTCTATGGCCTTGAGAATGTTGTGTATCGGGGTGTTCCAGCACTCCCTATCCGGGGTGTTCCACTCTCGTGGCATCTCCCTACTCCTTAACTGACCAACCCTCGGGCACGGAGAGCCGCAGCGGTTTCTCCTCTCCCTGGAATATGGGTGAGGATTCGTCCATCTCCAGGTTCTTATCCTTGCCCTTGGGTTTCTTCTTAACGCCTACGAGCCCCTCGCCACCGGCGCGGGCTTGGTCCATATTCATCATACCTAGATACCTAGCATCTCGTCGAGGATCTTGTCCTCGATAATCTTTCCACTATTGATCTCGGCGAGAGCGTCTCTCTTCTCCTCCGAGTGGCAGACTTTGGTTATCTCCTGGAGAAGGCTCAGCACGTTCGCCCTCTCCCACTCCGGGATCTGCCCCTGGGAACTGAGGACGTCGAATTTGTCTAGGATCTCGACGAGGATGATGTGCGATAGCTCTCTAATGGTGATCCAGTTATCCCTGACCTCCTCCCCCTCCACTTCCTCCTGGAGTTGGTTGGATGATTTGACGAGGGAGATGAGTGTCTTCCCGATGTGCGCTATGGACTTAGGGCCGATCTTCTCCAGGTCGATGTTCTGCAGTTGGTCTATGATCATCTGCTGGGCATCGGCCCCGAATTCCGCGAAGTTCTTGTGTATCTTTGTTCGGGTCATCGGAAGAGTCTCTTATAGTGAGAAGGAGTAGCGCACCTGCGCCTGTTCACTACCTTCAACTGAGTAGAGCACTACTATACCAGCGGTGCCGTTCTCATCGAGGGATACGTTAACATCCAACTCCGACACAAGCGGGATGAAGGCGAGTAGTTTGGAGCGTATGCTCTGGGCGAGCGTGTACTCGTCGATCGTCTCGAACATCATCTCCTGGAGGCCGAAGAAGGGTCGGTAGGCCCTCTCCCCGATGCGGGTGCTAAGCACCTCGAGTATCTGCTCTCCCACCCTGTCGTAGTTCGCGGAGAGCTTGAACCCGCCCTTACCATCCAGTTCTAAGGGGTACTTGAGGCCCTGTAGAGTGCTCTCGGTAACCGATGACGGAGAGGAGTAGTCGCCGAATAGGACCCCGGGGTTCCTGCGCTCCCTCTGTGTTAGCTCGTAGCGGTCGGCGTTGGCGCGGTCGCGGAGCGCCAGCGTGTTCTTGATCTTAGTAAGTTCCTGAGAGTCGATGCGTGAGGCGATCTGCTGGAATTGCTCGGACATCATACTACTCCTCTAGATACGGAACCCTGCGTGGCTGAGGCCCAGGCCTCCTCGATTACACGGAGGATCGGTCCTCTGAGCGCCTCCGTGTTCTCCGGGGTCATGGCGCCGGTGACATTGATGGAGATGTTGAAGTTCGCGGAGACGGTGGAGCCGGCGTACCCTCTCGAGTTGAGGGCCGTCAGCTCCCTGTTTGACATGATGGTTCCTGTTCGGCCCGGAGTGAAGATTTCTGGGCCTCTCTCCCCGACAATATACGAGGTTCCTTTTATCACCTGGCCTCCCAGCTCCTTACCAGGTATACGTACACCTAAACCATTTGCAAGTAAGTTAAGAAACCAATTCCCCTCGCCATTATCCTCTCTTAGTCCCATCGCTTGAGCCGCGGTTCTTACCAGTCCGCGGCCGGGTATGATGGTGTCCAGGATAACGTTCTTCCAGTCTATGCCTTTAGTAAAGTTCTTTATCCCGTCGAAGGCCTTCATCACATTGCCCATGAGCCCGTCCCACAGTTTCTTTGTGTTATTGGCTATCCCCGCCCCAAGGTTGACTATGGACTTGCCGATGGCATCCCTTACGCCCTTATCGAGTAGGGCAACTCCTCCGCCAATCACTCCACCTATCGCAGCGCCCCAGGGCCCAAACATCGCCCCGGTCAGCGCGCCCTCCGCGGCTCCCATACCGACTTTACCCCACGCCCCACCAGCGCCGGGCTGAGGCTGAGGCTGAGGAACTTCTTGGGTGATGAATTCGCCAGTGGCCGGGTCGAATTCTTTCCTTTCTGAACCAAATGCTGCACCCGCAGATAAGCCTAGACCCACTACACCAAGACCAATACCAAGCTTGCCAGCCGTGGGGATTTTGGGGATTTTGCTCGCAAGATCGCCTATGCGTCTTCTAAATCCCGCCATCGGACCGTATCTTCTACTATATCTTCTCCTAGCCTCTCTACTTCTATCCCTACGAGAATCTCCGTCCGGTCCGTCCAACTCATCGAGTCCGTCCGCGAGGAGATCGGTACTGTCATCCAGCGGAGGGAGCGAAGCAGGAGGACGCATCGAGGGACCACGGGGACCTTTACCTCTTCTCACTCTCTCCCTACGGGACTGGCGGGTATCCCCGTCTATATCAACGCCACCTCCCCCTCCACATACGCAGTTTGCGATTTGCTTAAGGTACTTGAGAACTTGCGCGTGGAAGGACTGTGTACTGCCAGTGGCCGCTCTACCCTCCAGTATACGTTCTCCGCTTCCGAAAGGACTACCCAGAGCTCTATTTAGCCTTCCGCGAAGACCGCCTCCACCCTCACCTCCAGAAGCCCATGCGTCCCTCACCCCACCTACGGCCCTCAGGGCCCCGGTGGTGGCCCTCACGCCCCCGTAGGCGAGAAGTCCTCCGGCCAATGTACCCGTAAGAGGGTCGGAGAAGGCCTGCTTGAGCACCCCACCCACCGCTTTTATCAATTCCCCGGTGAGACTCAGGCCTATCTGCGGAGCTTTGAGCAGC